TCCAGCAGGTATTGATCCAAGTTTGCCGCCAAATAAATATGCGTTTGATGAATGATCAACATCAAGACCAGTGCTGATTACTGCTGAGCCGATAACAACACGCCCGTAAGCTATCGGGACAGGCAAGCCTTGTTGGTCAGTATTCGTAATTCCGCTAAAGGTAAAATTCCTTAGCTTTTCTGAGTCATCCCCAAGGTCTGGTGTTGGTGAAATCATTTGAGAAACACCTGTCAAAACTAAGCTCGCACCAATGGCTGACAACGCCGTGCCAACAGTGGTCAACGTTCCGATTGTTCCTGCCGCCAAAGGACCGAAAGCACCGAACGCAGATGCGCCAAACAAGCCTGCGCCAGGGAACAGGAACGACGCACCAATCAACAGACCACCAAGCAGAACACGCCCAAAGCCACCACCAGCACCGGCGACAACAGGCGTAATGCTAAAAACCTCGCGCTCTGACCAAGGCAAAGCCAACACGCTTAAATCTTCAGGCGTTGCCTCTTGCTTGCCAACCCTTACGCGGTAGCCGACGCCATCTTGCTCGCTATCCACAAACCATTTGTCTAAGCCTGGAAAATTAACGCACAACGCCTTTACCGCCTGCGCTGGTGTTGCTACATCAAGCTCAAACCGGCACTGGCCTAGTCGCTCACGCAGAGCCCCGTAGACCTTGACGACTTTCATGACGTATCACCCTGTCGCAACTTTTTAGATAATAGCCGCCAAGCACGTCCCGAGAACTTAAGCGCCCTTGAACGTGATGCAAGATTTGCTGATCGCCTAGATAGATCGCAGCATGGTTCGGAACTGTTGAGCGCATATTGACCAGCAGTAAGTCACCACGCTGCATTTCTTCTGTCGGCACCCTTGAGAATCCTTCCTTAGCAAAATTATCGACATACATGTTTTGACCGTTGTGCCACCAGTCGTCACGACGGTGGTAGTCGTGGAGCGTTATTCCATACTCGCGCTGGAAAAAGTCGCGCACAAGGCTGTAGCAATCAACAATCCCATGCACAAACTCACGGCCTATGTAGGGCAACTCAAACCCTTCAGGCTCACAGTATCCCCAAGCTTCTGTTTGAGGGTTAACAATGAACCAAGGCAAACCTGTCTTTTCACAAGCAACGCGATCAGCCGTTGACGGCCTTGGGTTCGTTTTGGGGTGGCTGTGAACAATGCTTACCACTTCCCCGCGTTCTTCTATCTCGTGCCAACCATCTAGTACAAAATGCTCGTCTGGCGTTCGTGCAATATTGGGACAAGGAAAATAACGCCTTCGACCTTTTACAACAGCAATCAAGCCACAAGCTTCTCTTGGAAACTCATCCTTCGCGTGTTGCAAGATAGTGGCTTGCATGGCGTCTGTCAGCTTCATTTCGTCAAACCTGCTCCAGGGAACGATCCAAACGGCAACACGCCATTTTCACCAAACCGTAGCTTGCATGATGCCAGTCTTTTGCCGCAAACATCCTGCGCCAATGCGCTAACACTGTTGCCATTAACATCAAAGAAATTGCTGCCGGTGTAACTGCACTCGCTGCTCCTATAGATCCATTGGCAGGTGTTAGCCACGATCTGTCTTTTTGGCAGTTTTTGACCCATTAAGTCAAACTCACTAGCCAGCTCAAAAGTTACAACGTCGCGGGTCTCTGTTGCCTTGCGATTGATGCGCCAGATTTCTGTTGGGAACCTAGCGTTTGGGTCTGCTGTTGATTCGCCGTCTAAATAACGCTTCAACGTACGAATACGCTTTACGGTTGCGCCTGTTAGATCGTTGCCGAGCGTTGTGGCGTTAACTAACGCAAGGAGCGTGGTCATTGTGCCACTAAGGTTTGCAATCGTCAGCGTCGGTTGTGGCAGCGTTCCACCCGATCGCATCTCGAATCCGTCAGCCTGAACCGGTAAACGTGTGTATGCGTTGCCGTCAAAAACAATGTTGCCCGTCACATCGGCATTGCTGCCAGCGTGAAAGCGATAAACATCAGAACTGCCATGAAACGTGGCGTTTAAATGCAGCTCAAACAGCTCAATGATCGCGCTAGGCGCAAGAACTGAAACGTCCTCATAGACGCTGCTAATCGCAGTCCAGACAACAGTGTTGTCAGTGATCGTGCTGCCAATATCTGTAGGCCAACTCGGCTCACTGCTGGCAGACGTTCCAGCAGTAGTGCAGCGAAACCACAGGCCACTCGCTTGGCTCGCAGCGGCCCTGCGTATATCGCCAACAGAAAAAGCGGTGCTGGCTGCCCAGGCTGCAACTGCTGCCATTACGGTTCAGGAACTTGGCGGAACGTTGCATTAATTGTGGCGCGGTTCAGATACGGGATTGATTTGCTCCAGCTCTCACAAACAAATTTTGATGCGCTGCCTTCGCCTGGCGGCGTGAAATCAAACGATGCTGAATCATCGGCACGGGCATCTAAGAAAGTTTCGATGGTGTCTGAGTCAGTTTCAGAAACCTCAAAAGTCAGCTGGTAGACCTTCATGTTTTGATTCAGGCCGTACTGCAGCCGCAGTTCGTAGCCATCACCAAAACGCACACTCCGCGTTGCAGGGCGGCTGCGTTTTTGGATGCCGTAGGTCGGCGTGATTGAAGGGAAATTAGCCATTAAGCAGCAGCAAGGAGACCACCAGGGCGTTTCTGTTTAATCAGTTCCTGTTGTACTGCTAACCCGATTGCTTTGCCAAGTTGAGCACCTTGGCCGCTGCTGGCATCAGCAGAAGTTTCAGAGGCGTCAACGTTGACGGTGATTGTCGTGCCGCCACCCATGCCTGCACCATTGGGCAGGATTGTGCCAGCACGATCAGGAACAAACAGCTCGGGACCACGCTCACCAACAACAGAAGGACGGCCAACTGCTGGTCGGCCACCATTTGCAAAACCTGGCAACTTTGAGAACAAGCTGCTGCCAGGGAAAGCAACCTGCAGCAAAGAGTTGACGCCAAGCTGCAATAACTGTCGAGCAACGTTATTCAAAACGCCGGATAATGCTTCCGTCGCGCTTTTTGCTTGCATCAAGCTATCAACAATACCTGTGCTGATTTGCTGGCCTATCGACTGGTATAGCTTTTCAACTTCAGTCAATTTTTTCGTGATTTTTTCTTCTTCCTCCCCACGTTCTTGAGCCAGTCGTTTCAATGTGCCTTGGAGTTGAACCTGCCCAAAAGTGTGCTCGATCTGGTCGATTAATTGATTTGTAATAGTGTCGCCAACAAGCGCCCGATTGGCTTCTGCCTGTTCTTTCTGCAGTTGGAAACCTAGCATTACTTCTTCCTGCTCTGTCAATGCAGTAGAAAGCCTGGCCCTTTCTTTAAGAGATGCAATCTGTCTTGTCGCTGTTTCCTGAGCTATACGCGCAATTCTTTCTGCCTCAGTTTCTGGTCTTGGTTTTCTCTTCTTTTTCTTGGCCTCTTCTGCTGCTTCGACTGCAGCCTGTATTCCTGCGAAGTCGAATGCCCCTTGCCCAGGTTGCGTGTCAACTTGTTGCGCTATAGCAGTGCGTACTCGTTTTAATTTTGATTCCAGTTCTGTAAGCTCTTGCGAAGCAACAGATGCACTTACGCCCATCCCCTCAAGGTTTTGGCCCCCAACTATTGCAGTCTTGTCTAAACCTTTAATTGCTGCTTCTAGTCGGGTTGCTTCTTTTTCGAGATCTTCTACCGACCCTGTATCTATTAGGTTTTGAAACTCTGTAACACTTTTGCTTAGCTCAAAAATTAATGCCCCTGTTCCGCCAATAGCAGCCAGTTTAAGAACAATCGCGCCTAACGCAGCAATTGCACCCACGCTCATACTGCCGAGCGCTAAGGATAAACCGCCGATTGCTGGCAATGCAATCGCTGCTGCTACGCCGAGTAGCAGGATGCCGCCAGCCGCTTGTTTTAGGGGCTTTGGCATCCCACCAAACTGTTTCAGCAAATCAGTTGCTGTTTCAGCTAATGGAGTAATAACAGGCAGCAGTTCTGTACCAATAGCAGTGCTTAGTTGTGATGTAGCGTTTCTGAACGCCTTAAATTTTGCTGACGGAGACTGCTCTAGGATTGCTTTGATTTTGTCTGCGTTTTCATCAAAACCTTTTGCTAGCGCATTGATAAGGATGTCAGCAGTAATTGCACCTTCGCTTCCGAGTTTTTTGAGGTCTTCAACATTAACTTCCATCTGATCAGCGACCAGTCCCAAGATCCCTGGCAACTGTTCAGAAATCGATCGGAACTCATCGCCTTGTAAACGACCTGAACCTAACGCCTGACTTAGCTGCAAAAAAGCAGCTGAAGCAGCGCCTGCGGATGTGCCGCTAACAATAGCGACTGCGTTAAAGCCTTTAAATGTGGTCTGGATCTCATCAAGCGATTTGCCCACGGGTCTTAGGCGAGCAAAAATATCGGCAAACTGTTCAGAGGATTCCGCCAAAGACAAATTGAAAGTCTTTGCGTTTTTAGCTATTAGCGTTTGAACCTGATCGTATTCTCCGTACTCACCCGCTAAAGCTCGAAGCCTTATTTGTGTTTGGCTGAACTGCGCGGCTTGATCAACAAAGCTTTTCGTTACAGCGCCGAGGCCCAGTCCGACAAGGGCTCCTTTTAACCCGCCTATTTTTCGCGCCAACTTTCCTGCCCCGCGAGCCGCACGGTTAAAAGCGTTGCTTAGGCTGTTGCCCATCTGCTTCGCTTTTTGCTGTAGGCGATCAGCTTGCTGCTGAACTTTGATAACAGCCCGCTCAAGGCGAGTGCTGTCGCGGCTGATTTTTTTGAGTTTGCCGCTGAGTTGATCTTCGAGCTTTAGAACTAGCTGGACGGATTCCATTAGCCCTTCATCAACTAGCCAATACTACCGCCGCTGTTGCTTGGCGCGATCCATTGCCTGCTGCTCTTTTTCAGCCTTCAGTTCGTGGTAAGCAGCAAAATAAATAAGCTCCGCGTCTGTCAATTCGTTGCGAAGCCTGCTTACGGTCATGCCTAATTCGCAGGCCAAGAAGAACTCAAAATAAGCCCAGCTGTCCTGCTTCAGTCGTTTTTTGCTTCTTCAAGGTCAGCCTCTTCATTAAGACCAAACAAAAACAGCTCAATCTCGTTCAACACAGATTCAGGCAACTGCCGTTGAAGCTTGGAGGCATCAGCAGATGCGAAAGCCTTGGTGCCATCCTCAAGCTCTGCCATCTGACACAACATCTGCGTGCTGATGTCTAATGCCTCTTCAGTGTTGGAAAGGCTTTGTGCTTTCTTGCGGTCAGCGCGTGTGATCGGTTTAAAAAACAGATCTACAACTTTCGTGCCTTCAACGTTTTTTAGTTCAAACTTGCGACGCTGGTTGAGGTCAAACGCCCCAACCAGCAGATCAACGGTGCGATTTCCAGCCATTAAATAAAAGCTTGCGCTTAAATCATAGCCCTAGATCACTGCAGGTTCAAAGTGATTGTGCCGCTAGTGATGTAGCTGCAGGAAACAACGACTAATTCACCAACAGTTGAAGTGATCTCCATGTCAGTGATGATGCCGTTGAACTTGGCTGAATCGGTGTCAGCACTTGTGCCAGTAGTAAATAGCTCAAAAGTTGCGTCGGCTGTGTCAGCAGCCGTGATCACATCCTCAAGGAAAGCTGCTTGGCCTGTTGCGTCTGGGTCATAAACCAACTCAACAGTGCCAGACCCTGAAACCATGGTGCCAACAAAACTGCGGAAAGTGTCACCTTGCTTTGTGGTGTCAAGCGTTTCCTTTGTAGTTGACAGGCTCCAGCTACGGGTGCCCACGATGGTGGCATTGCTTGAGCCTGCTGCGTCGAACTGGACTGCTCCTTGTTCGCCTCGGATTGTGGCCATGGTCAGAGTTCCTCGATGGATTCAAAGGTCACACGGACCTGGGTTTGGAAGTAGCCCTCGGGTGCTGCTGAAAGCAACGCCTCTGGACCTGTTGCAGCGTCGAAGAAAACCCCCGACACGATGACCCTATTGTAAAGGTCTCGAATCCTTTTGCCGATAGTAAAATTAGCTCCGGGGCCAA